CTCTGGGCACACCGCCGGTGTCTGCGCCAAGTGCGAGCCGGCTGAGACAGGAGAATAGAAATGCCAGAAGTAAACAGGGAATGGGTAGAGAATCAGTTTGCAGCGGCAAAGATTCGCGTCGGGTCTGGCAAGGCGGTTCTAAAACTATTGGACGTCTGGGACAGTGTTAAGCTGAGTCCGGACATGACAAGAGAAGCCGTAGAGGTATTCTCTAAGATTGCGCTCAACCACGCGCTTGTTCCTGACGCTCCGGATGAGAAGTGGGGACCAGCACAGCCGGGGTTCATTCTTGTTGGCGACCAAGTTCGCGTTATGGCAGATGCCTTTGACGGAGAACTTGGCGTCATGCATAATGGGCGTAAGGGTGTTGTTGTGGCAGTTCGACACGGTGATGTAATCATGACATCCACTGACGGTATTGAACCTAAACTCGAGGGTGTCCACTACTCTCCGTACAAGATGGATAAGAGGTACCAGTAATGCGTACCGCAATGAAGTTTGAAATTCTTGGAGGCACGCTTGCTGACATTAAGAACCAAGCTGCACATCGAATCGCAGAGTTCCTAGAGCTAGATGATGTGTCAGGAATAGATGAAGCAGCTGACGTAGAACTTTCTGTGACGCAGGAAGACTCGATATATCCCATGTATCAAGCAACGGTTAGCGTTAGGATTAGATAATGGCCGACGAATATCAAATGCCTCAGGCAGGCAACGTTCCACCCAGCGTGGAAGAAGAACCACAGCTTCCTCCACCAGGGCAAGCTCCTCTCCGCGTGGAGGCGCTCCGTGATGCAGCTAGAATCATCAACGGAAGCCGCGACGCTCACTATGGAAATCCCATCGACAATTTTGATCGTATCTCTAAGATCTGGTCAGTTATCCTTGGAGTGGAGGTGAGTCCGGAGGATGTCGCCATGTGCATGGCGGGATTAAAGATGGCGCGCTACGCGTCAAAGTCCGGGTTTCAACCTGACACCTGGATCGATATTGCTGGGTACGCCGGATGTGGATACGAAGTAGGAAAGATCAACGCGGATCGCAAGAAGTAGTTGTGGACAACCGTTTCCGAGTCTACCCCCAATGTGAAGTATGCTGGATAGAAGAAAACTCCACATGGGAACCAGACGGGGTGAGCTCGGACGGTAAGTTGATTGCAAGAATGTCAGAAATCGCGATACCAGTTGATCTTGAACCAGGACAGGTCAACGCGTGCTGCTCCTGCGGTGAACTAACCGTTGTTGGTATATACGTTGAACGTGAGAAAGACATGGTTATGTTTGATATAGATCCTAGGGATATAGCGCACTAACCTGATATATTAGTTCTATAAATGACGCAGGACATAGGAGACACTAATGCAGACATTCATTCCCAAGGAGTCATCGTTCCTACAGATGGCATCTCCTCTCGATCGCCAAAGACTCAATAAGCAGGCTCTCGAAGGCTGGCAGATTCTTCTCGTACTTTTAGAGCTTGACCCACAGGGAAACCACCGCGATCCGAAAGGCTGGAGAAACCATCCTGCTGTGACCATGTGGCGTGGCCACGAGACAGCGCTGTACCAGTACATCCAGCAGATGGTTATTGAGTGGAAATCGCGCGGCTACAAATCAACTATCGGCGACAAGGCGCAGGCAACTATTCTTCGTGCCCACGAGCTTGGCAAGATCGACAGCCGAGTAGTCACCTATCCCTGGTGGATGCAGGACACAACTACATTTGCGCAGATCGCGTCATCCCACCGAGTAGCCCTTCTTCGTAAAAGCTACGAGTGGTATTCGCAGTTCAATTGGCCTGAAGACAGCGGATCTCGTCCTGAGTACTACCAATACCTGTGGCCAACTGCCGACGGCCAACTTGCGCTTGGCACGTTCAATAACGCGTAAAACCTAGCAACAACGCAAAAACCCAGGCGCTCAGGCGCGATCTAGGACACTTTCTGCACCTGTCCCGGGCGTTTATATGGCTGTAAAATAGGCGGATTTACCCTATCTACCTGAAAACAGGCATTTAGCGCGATACAATGAAAAGGTGCGTGACTCTAGAAAAGGCGAGTGCCTTTGGCAAGAATGGACTGGCGAAGGTTACCAACCTAGCCTGCAGAGCCGTTCCGTTGTATTCTTTACCAACGAGCACGTTGACGTAGAACACGACATTGTGCGGCGCGCTCTTGCCTCAGCGCTTCAGCGTGAGGGAGTGGCTGATTCCCTTGGCGGCGGATACCGCTTGGTTGAAGAAGGATCTGTCTCATGCGGCCATGCGGGCGAGGTAGATGGCGCCTACGAACTGCACGCCTGTGATGAACATGGTGAAACTTTATACGGCGACGAGGTTGACAATCTTATAGAAGTAACATGGGTTGAAGTGACCGCCCCGTGAAGAAGGTAGACCTAAGCTGGCAGGCAGACTCCGCCTGCGCAAAGCCTGAAAATAATGAACTTGTAGACTTCTTCTTCTCGACGCAGCCGGATGAAAAGTACCAGGCAAAGAATCTTTGTTTCGAGTGTCCTGTCCGAGAGCAGTGCTTGACGTGGGCACTTGAGAACCGGCAGATCTGGGGAATCTGGGGTGGACGCGATGAGGGTGAAATTCGCCGTGCGCTAAGTGTTGGGTGGAACGGAAAAGAGTCACGCCGACAGAGATACCCGCAATGCCCGTACTGCTCGGCGCGTCCTGGCAAACTTGTCACCGCTGTGGTGCAGCTTCCTGACGGAGGACGTTGGTCAACAGCGCGAACTGTCACATGCACGACATGCAAGTTCACGTGGAGAAGCCGGACAAGTGCTAACGCTGTTGATGCGTACCACGCTGAGCGCATAGAGAAAATAGATCGAGCTACCAAGATCCGTGAAAAGAAGAAGGAACGCGAGCTAAATAGAAAGTCTCGTGTAAGAAAGCCTAGACCTAAGCCGGAATAACACTGATGTTCTCACGGGGATCATAGTCCCCGCCAAAAACAAGTGTGAGAACGCCTGGTCGAGAAGACTGTCCGGTACGATCTCGGAACCAGTCTGAGCCTGGATCGATAGTTGGCGCCTGCACCCAAAGTCGCTCACCAAGATCCTGTACCTTAAAGTGGTGGTAGTGCCCGGAGATCCACAGGTCCGCGCCGCCAAGAGCGGTTTGCCCTCCAGACTGTCCGTCAAGAAACTTCTTTACGTCTCCACGGAACTGGTGTCCATGGAAGAGACCAAGCATCGTTCCATCAATGTCAATGGCAAGAGTCTGATGTCCACTTGCTGGGAATCTAAACTCAATGTGCTGCAGGGTAGGATTCTCTGCGCAGGCGTCCTGCACGGCTGACGCAATCTCCACGTTCCAACCGTCAGCAGGGTCTGCGGCAACCTGACGTGTGACCTCGTCATGGTTTCCATTCACTACGGGAACAACCATTCTTTCAGCATACGGTGAGAATGCCTTGATCTGCTGAAGCATGAGGCGTCTTGCAACGCGAACCTGCTCGGTCTGTCCAAGGTCAGATGCACTCTGCCCTTGAAGTCGGCCACCCTGAGAAACGTTTCCCTCAACATGGTCACCTAGTTCCGGGAGAACAATTGTTCCAAAGCTAAGTCCCATGCGCTGCAGTCCCTGGAATCGCGCAATGCTTTTCTCTGTGCACTCAAGAATGCGGGTTACCGACTGTGGCGTTCCTCCGGTACTTGCCTTTTTACCGATCTGCTTGTCTGCTCCAACGTGCATATACGCACCTGGGCCGGAGCTAGTTTTTACGCCAGTCTGCGGGCGCCACTTTTTAATCTCGTCAACAAGCTGCTCAAGATCGAAGTCGCGTGCAATTGCTCGGGCTGGAACAACGTTTACGCGAACTGACTCAAGCCAGTCTCCATCATAGCGTTGCCATGATCCTTTACGGACGGACGTCACTGTCCATTCTTCAGGGTCGAGTCCACGCTCGCGGAGAATGTCCTCTGCGCCAGGAGTGTTTCCTTCATTTGTCGCCTGTGAGATTATGAATCCGCCGTCGGTTCCGATCTCCATGCGGGGACGCCAGTTTTCTGGCGTGGTCTTATCGCGTTGGTCACTTCCTGATCTACCTGGAACGACTAGGTTATCAAACGCTTCAGAGAGTCCCATGTTAGTTCATCTTGAACTTTGGACTAGAGCCATAACACCGGCAGCGACCGGCACGATGCTTAGTTACCGCGGTATCACCGATGTCGTGTCCTTCTTCTCGAAGAGCTCGCGCTATGATTGTGTTTGGCAGGCGACCTGGAGTTCCATAAGGTTCCTCTAGAACTTCCACGAGTTTTGCCTTGTCCTCATCTGATAACTTGGTTCCGTAGAGCAGGTTACCGATCTTGCATGGAAGACCTGCCCCGATTGGCTTAGCCTTTGTAAGCTTATCCGCTAGTGACATGTGTACTCCGTTTTTTATTTTACTCACCCCTATGTCAATAATAACTAAAGTACAAGTATAAATACGGATAATTTGGCACGTTTACAGTATCCTTTACGGTGCCCGTAACTATGCCTATAACCTTATAGGTACAATCAAGAACGACAGAAGGACACGCACTATTGCGTGAAGAATAAACTGCTTCCAGTCTTGGCTAGTCTTAGTCGTTTTTGGCTTTGTCAACCATGCGGAGAAGAAGGTCCTTCATAATGCTAATCTCTGCAGTAGTATGATGCGACTGCATTCTAACCTCTTCTACGTGGTCAGCAAGAGAGTCTCCGCCGTTACGCCAGAGCTGGTGCTCTACTCGGTCAAGACGTTCTGATATCGTGCGACCTTTTGAATCAACACCAATGGCAGCGTCAAGACGACGTGCAACACGATAGATTGAATAGAGGATACCAGAGAGGGCTGCGACGCACGCGACGATTGTGCCTATTGTTGCGATTAGCTGTTGAGGGTCCAAAGTATGATTTCCTGAACTTGAGTCGTGACTGAAAGCTTGTAATAATTATAGTCTGAATCTACAATAGCGAGTAGGTGCGGTCACCATACTTTAAATGAATCACAGCTATACGGCAGCTTTGCTGGAAATACCCGTTATAGTTGAAATGTTACAAATACCGCAAACTGCACGACCGTCTTCGCGACAAGAACTAATGTACACATCGCGTTGCAGTACGGCCACACAAAGAGGAACGCAATGAGCCAGGCGCAACGACGCATGAGTATTAGAGCAGTCGCCATGACATACGGTTTGCCAGCGCGCACAGTATCTCGCGCTGTATCAGCAGGAGAGCTTCCTGCGATCATTACGACGACCGAAACCGGTCGCGAGCGTGCATATATTTCTAGCGGCGACGCCGCAGACTGGTTTGAGGTATTGTCGACGCCACAGGAACGGGCGTCGGCGTAATTCATGACTACTACTTGGGAATCAGCGCAGGGAAGACTTCAGCCAGGGGCAGCATGGTATGCCTCACAGGGTTGGAAGATTCTGCCGTGCTATGGAATTATTAATGGACGCTGCACCTGCAATGGCTCGCATCCGGAGCCAAAGGATGTTGGTAAGCACCCGGCTATCGCAGAATGGAACAACCGAGCTAGCGCGGATCCAGACGTTGTTAGCCAATGGTGGGACAACTCCAGTGAAAACAACATCGGTGTATTCTGCCAGCCATCTGGATTCTTTGTTATTGACATTGATCCTCGATCAGATGGCACGGTATCATTTGACAAGTTCGAGCAGCTTGTAGACGGAGCTCTTCCGCCAACTGTCGAGGCAACTACTGGAAACTACTCTTACAGGGGTGGAGAGTCTCGAGGGCGACACCTGTTCTATAAGTGCGATCCGTCAGAGAAGCTTGTTGGAAATCTAAAATCCGCCGGTCTACCAGGCATTGACATCAAGCACAATGGATACGTCCTGATTGCGCCATCGCGCCACTTCTCCGGTGTCTGCTATGAATGGGCACCGGGTCACGCGCCTTGGGAAATGGAAATGGCTGAGGCTCCTGAGGAGCTGATGCAGGTTCTTCGTCGCAATGCGCGTCGAACAAACTCTCTTGGCTCGACGGAGTGGGGCTGGACTGACGATCTTGAGTTTGGCGGTGAGCGCATTGACATGGATAAACTTCTTGAGGAAGGAATCGATGAGGGTGAGCGCGCCATCAAGCTATATCAGATGACATGCTCACTTGCCAATAAGTTTCCAATCAACACCGAGGCAGGACGCCTGGCCGTTGAGACAATGATGATACGCTTCAACGCCGAAAAGGTTCGCCCGCCACTTGAGCTTGAAGGTCCTGGCGGACTGCTGATGCATGTTCGTCGTGCTATCGACTACGTCATTGAGAATCCTAAGACAGAGCGTATGTGGCCAGGTCTACAGGAGTGGGCTAACCGTTCGCAAGAAGAGACAATGGCAAAGAACGTCGCCACTGCAAGACAGACACAGAAGGTGAACACTGACTCACGGGCGGAAACAGCTCCTGAGGCAATGAACATGTACAACCTTCCAGGAACCGTTGGCGGAGCTGTCAGCCGCGCTGTTCACGACGGGGACAGCGTTTCATCAGCGGCTAACCTTTCAAACATTGATGTCCCTAAGGACCCGGACGCTCTTACAGAGTCTGAAGGTGGAACCCCCGGTAAGCGCACGTTGTCCGACGTCGGTAACGGTCGTCGCCTTATAGACTCATTTGGTGACGCGGTGCGCTACACTCCTGGTCTTGGCTGGTT